ACGTACTTGAGTCCTGCAATGTTACCGACTGCCTGTAATGCTGCCGCAACCGCCAATGACTCACGCTTGTATCGTGCGCTGTCGTTAATCCACTGTGTGATCTCACCTACCAATCCAGGCGGGCGCTTGAGGTCAACAATTGGCTTACTTGTATCAGCTGGCGTGTCGTCCACGTATTCAAACGTGACAGGCTGCTCGTACCCGCCTTCCTCTGCGTAGTGGATGAGCGTGCCCATCTGCACGGGGTTGCTGGACTTGCCGAAGCTGTGCCAATGGCGCTGCACCTGTTCGAAACCAGGGTACTTGCTGCCTTTCTGTGACCATTCATCCCATATCTCTAAACCATCACCATCAAACGTATGGTGTATAGCCATTCCGCACCGTATCCATATGTCATAAACTGAATCCGTGTCCACGTATGCCAAGATTTCGGCGCACTCCCGCTGCGTCATATCTACGACACCATTGAATGTATGTGCGCGGTATGTGTCGGGTTTTTTAAGCAGGTCGAGCAGGGTGGTAGGTGCTTCATCTATTTTATCCGGCGAGCCATGCAGCACCTCGTATTCCATGCCGCTTTTGTGTAGTGAAGATGGGCCAACCACGAAACCTGATGATTTAAAATCCACGCCTTTGTACTTATCATGGTGTTGCTTTAGCGCTTCTCCATTTGATTTGAAGTACAAGTGCATAGAACCATTGCCGCTGCCAGTGCGCACAGCGAGACCAGATTCTGCTAGTAAATCAATAGATAGGTCTTTGCATAACTTGCTGAAAGACTCCACGCCACCGTTGCGTGCGTCAACGTCCACCACTAATAGTCCGTCAACCAGTACGCCGTAGCCAGTCTTGAAATAGCCCATTTCCTCCATCGTTTCTAACTGTTCGTCTGACCAGTCTGGCGTATGCTGCCAGTTGGATGACGCAGGATGCTTGCCAACCGTTGGGCAGTCGTCTATTCCGCAACCGCATTTACCGTCTATTATCGGGTGCAGCCCGAAAATTCTATAGCCTTCTTCTATGAAGTCGTAATGGTTTGACATATTACTGCTCCAGGTAATCAGATAATTTTTTTACCGTGTCATACTTTGGCTCTTGTCCGTTAACCAGTCTGTATATTGTGTTGTAATGCAAGCCGGATGCCTTTGCTACCTTAGATAGGTTGGCGTCTTTGAGTCGCCGTTTTATTTCGTCTAGTGTTAACATTTTCATTTCCTCTGTAAATAATTTTGCTTTCAGTGTTGACAAGGATAATTCAACAGGTCTATGATTGCAACCGTAGAAAGAGAGAAGGAGGAAACAAAATGTCTTTACTATCTACCGTGAGCAAGCCTGCTCCACGTCCTACAATTTGCACCCTTACAGGTGATCCAGGTGTCGGTAAAACCGTTCTTGCCAACACATTCCCTAACCCTATTTTTATACGTGCTGAGGATGGTCTTGAGTCAATCCCAGCCGACCAAAAGCCTGATGCTTTTCCAGTTATCACGAAAGTAGATAACCTATGGGAGCAACTATCAGCGTTGATTGATGAGGAGCATGAATATCAGACTGTTGTTATTGACTCGGTAACGCAGCTTGAAACACTGTTCGGTGAGCATGTGGTTAAATCTGACCCCAAAAAGCCTAAGTCTCTTGCGCAAGCAAATGGTGGCTACGGTGCAGGTTACTTAGCTGTTGCAGCAATGCATGGTCGCGTACGCAAGGCTGCAAAGGTGCTAAACGAAAAGCGCAATATGAATGTTGTATTTATTGCGCACAGCGAGACCACAACCATTGAGTTGCCAGACAGCGACCCATACAGCCGCTACGAATTGCGTTTGCATAAGAAGTGTCAAACTCACTATACCGATAATACTGATTTGGTGGCTTATCTTAAACTTGAGACGTTTACGACAGGTGACGGCGAACGCAAGAAAGCTATTTCAAGCGGTCAGCGCATTGCGGTATGCCACACTGATGCTGCGCAGGTTTCAAAGAACCGATACGGCATTAAAGAGCCTTTGCATGTTGAAGAAGGCGAAAACCCATTCATTGAATACATTCCAGCACTACAAGGAGACAAATGATGTCATTTTGGAATCTAAGCGACAACAAACAAACACTGGACACAACTGGTAACTTCGACGCTGGCGGCGGTGATATTGAGCCAATCCCCAAGGATACTCAGGTCAAGGCGGCATGTGACGAAGCCAAGTGGGATATGAACCCGCACAATGGTGACGAATACATAAGCCTACGCTGGAACGTCCTTGCACCAGAGGATTACAAGGGTCGCAAAATCTTTCAGAAGGTGCGCGTCTTGGACGCTGAAAACAAAAAGGCAGACAAAGCCAAGCGTATGCTTGCTGCGATTGCTACAAACGCTGGTGGAGGCCTACTGAAAGTAGAAGGAAAACCGACTGATAATGACCTGCAATCCAACCTACAGGCGAAGCCAATGGCGCTTACCCTGCAAGTGTGGGAAATGGAAAAGGACGACGGTAGCGGAAAAATGTCCGGCAACTGGGTTCAGCAGGTAGCGCCACTGAAGTCGAGCAACAAAAAAACCGCGCCAGCAAAAGAGACTGAACCTGCGTCAGAAGAAGATGACGACGTAGGATTTTAATTTAACGGGCGGTTCGCCGCCCTCTATCTTTTGGAGATTGACGATGGAACAGCGTTCTAATGAATGGTTTGCCGCACGAAAAGGCCGGATTACAGGAAGCGCGGTAGGTGCAATCCTGGGGCTGAACCCGTGGGCAGGCCGTAATGATGTAATGCGCCGCATGGTGCGCGAGTATCACAATCAGCCTAGCGAATTTACTGGCAATAGCGCCACTCAATGGGGCACAGCAATGGAGGATGTCGCCATTGGTGACTTTGAGATTGAGTGCGGCCATGGCGTAGAAGAGGCGCCATTTGTCCAGTGGGATGAGGATTGGCTAGGCGCAAGCCCTGACGGTTATGTAGGCGACGATGCGTTAATAGAGGTTAAATGCCCTTATGGGCTGCGCAATCAAAACCCGCCTACTTTTAAGAGCATAGACGACCAGCCGCATTACCATGCGCAGATTCAGATTCAATTGCTGGTTACTGGTCGTGAAGGCTGTTACTTCTGGCAATGGTCGCCTTACGGAACAATGTCTGAGTATGTGCCGTTCGATCCACAATGGGTGGATGAAAACCTACCAAAGCTGCGGGAATTTTACGCCGAATACTTGGTTGAACGTGAATTTCCTAACGCGCACAAACACATTGACGGTGGCGAGGTAGCTGCGCGATACGCAATGGCAAAAGCTGGACTGGATGCTGCAAAGGAAGAAATGGATGAGGCAAAGCAGGCGCTCATTGACAGCACCAATGGCGAAGGCGGAAAGGTCGGTGATTTTACGGTTAGCCGCGTCAAGAAGAAAGGCAATATCAGCTACCAGAAGGCTTTGAAAGACTTAGCGCCTGACGCTGACCTAGAGCCGTACCGTGGAAAAGACAGCGATTATTGGAGAGTGTCATAATGAAGTTAAGGCCGTATCAACAGGAATCGGTAGACGCCGCAAAGTCATGGCTTCGCAAGTCCTTTGAAGCGGCCTTGCTTGAACTCGCAACTGGCGCTGGCAAGTCACATATCGTGGCTGACCTCGCCCAGTGGCTTACCACTGCCAGTAAGGGAATGAAGGTTCTGTGTCTTGCGCCGACCAAGGAGCTAATAGAGCAGAACCGAGCAAAATATCTTGCTACGGGCAATCCTGCTAGCATTTTTAGCGGAAGCGCTGGTAAAAAGTGCTTAAAGCATGATGTGGTCTTTGCTACCGAAAAAACGGTCATGAATGAATTGCAAAAATTCTGCGGCAAGTTTTGCGCTGTTATTTTGGATGAGTGTCACCGCATAACGCCAACAATAAAGGCGATAATAGACCATCTGCGGTCGAAAAACCAAAAGTTACGCGTGCTTGGCCTTACTGCTACGCCTTACCGACTTGGTACAGGATACATATTCCAGTATCGCGAAGATGGCACGCCAGTCGAAGAATGGGAAACCAGAGAGCCTTATTTTAATAAGCTGCTTCATCGTGTCCCTGCTCAGTTATTGATTGACCAAGGGTATTTAACGCAGCCGCACGCCGACCCTGATGTGATAGCGCATTACGATACGAGCATGCTTGAAAAAAACAGTATGGGTCAGTTTACGCAGGCAAGCCAGGAGAAAGCATACGAAGGAAAAGGCAGGTTAACAGCACAGATTGTTGCTGACATAGTTGAAAAGTCTCGCTACAGAAAAGGCGTGATTATATTTTGTGCAAGCCATGCTCACGCAAAAGAAGTGATGGAGTCTTTGCCACCCGAAAACAGCCGCATGCTAACTGGCAAGGTAAGCAAAAAAGAACGGGAAAAGGACATAGCCGACTTTAAGGCGCAGAAGTTTAAATACTTCGTAAACATACAGGTACTAACGACTGGCTTTGATGCGCCTCATATTGATGTGGTGGCGATATTGCGTCGCACTGAGTCCGTTAGCCTTATGCAGCAAATTATAGGGCGAGGATTACGCTTAGACGACGACAAGCAAGATTGCTTGGTATTGGACTATGCGGAGAACATAGAAACGCATTGCCCTGATGGTGATTTATTTAACCCTGAAATACGCGTATCAGGTGGCACGGGAAGTGGCGAGCCTGTTGAGGTTGCATGCCCTTCTTGCGGCGTGACCAACTTGTTTAAGTTGCGGCCCAATGACGAAGGTTTCAAGATGGACGATTACGGATACTTGGTAGACCTTGCGGGTGATCGCATATTGACGGACGACGACCAACCAATGCCAGGACACTACGGGCGCAGATGCTTTGGCCAGTCCATTGTTAAAGGCGTTAGCGAGCGCTGCGAGCACCGATGGTCACATAAGTTGTGCGAAGATTGCGGGCATGAGAATGATATAGCGGCTAGGTTCTGCGAAGAATGCAAGGGTGAGCTTGTAGACCCCAACGAGAAGCTGAAAATTGAGTTCGCCAAGATTAAGAAAGACCCATACACAGCAACCGTTGACAAGGTGCTGTCATGGAACGTCAAGTTTGATGTGAGTAGAGCAGGTAACGAAGTTATACGCGTTAATTATGTGACAGAATGCCGCACGTTTACGGTTTATTACATGCTGAAAATGCGTCACGAATGGATACCGTTCTGCCAAGCTACAGTTGGTCGCGCAGTTGAGGACTTGCAAGAATACATTGAGCTGTACTGGTCTGGCGATGCAGTTATGCCAGAAAACATCAAAGCATACCGAGAAAAGAAAGGCAGCAAATTTTACAGAGTGGATGGCTATAATTATGAAAATACCCAAGTGGCTTAAATCGTATGGCGATATGTCATACCGTGGCGAATGCCCTTTAGAAAGCGCTGAGCAAATTACCTTGTTTAACAAAATAAGAAAAGACCACCCGCAGGCAATACACCCGCGAAATGAGGGTAAGCGTAACGACAGGCAGGTTAAACGACAAAAAGCGGAAGGTATGACGCCTGGAGCAAGCGATATTATTATACCTGGCTCGCCGTGTTTTGTTGGTGAGTTGAAGAGGCGTGACCATACAAAATCACGGTGGCAGGATAATCAGGTTGAGTATTTAGAGGATTGCCACAAAGCAGGTGCTTTTGCCTGTGTGGCATTTGGGTATGAGGCAATGCTGGAGGCCATAAGAGAATGGACAGAGTTGAGCAAGCAAGGCAAATAGACAAGATATTTAGCGGTGAACTCATCGTACCAGATGCTCATCCTGACGTGATATCATGGTTTGAGTTGACTGTTTACAACTTGGCGCTTGGAATAGCTGATTCGCCAAAAGATGAGCGCAAGACAAAGGCCGAACACATAAAGAAAAATAACCCTGAATGGGCTGATGATGTTTTACCATTGGCACGTAAGCTGTGCCAGAAATAACAACCAAAGGGCGCACCACGCGCCCATAGGAGGATGATGTGAGTAAGTACACAAGAGAAGAGTTGCGAGACATGGCGAGAAAGTACGTCAATTCAGATGACTACATGAAGAAAATGTCGCTCATGATGACCATGCAAATGATTACCGGTATGCGGCAAGACCAAGTCGAACAAAAAATACAGGAACTCTCAAAATGATCAGCCAAACCACCCAATCCCTATGCGACGAGCTGAAAGAGCGTGACCGCATGGGTTACGACAAATACAGTACAACGGTTGACCGTGGAGACTTGAAAGCATCTGATTGGTGCCAGCATGCCATTGAGGAGCAAATGGACAACTTGAAGTACATGAAACGATTGAAAGACAAATTACTGGAGGCGGGATTGTGAAATTACAAAACTTAGTAACAGCGCTAGAAGAAAGCGGATTAAATGTCTCTATGTATGCGTACAAAGGGTGCGTTTGGATGGATGATGGTAATGAGCTTACCGTTAACACCGATGCAAACGTCGAAGACCTGCGAAATGGAGAAGGAGATACATATTCGTTTGAATATCGGCACTATGAGCAATCAGAGGATGGATTTTTTGTCTATCACGATGCAGATAATCATCAAGGCTATAAAGACACAATAATTTTACGATGTGATGAGCAAGTTACTGTTGAGGATGAAGAATGATAGAACTAATCAAAAAAGTCGAACAATGGGCTTATGACAGAAACATTGTGGAAGGCT